AAGAGGAAATCGACCTCGACATGGAGATAAAGCGCGGCGAACGCATTCCAATCGCCGACTGTCTTGCCGTGGATAACGAGGTTTTTCAAGCAATCGCTGGCACAATCAAAGCCAATCGCAACAAGCAACTGAGCGAAGAAGTGACAAATGAGATTTTCAACAACCTGCGCGATTGGGCTGGACGTTTAAACGGCAACGGCAAACATGACTGATCCAGTTTCGCGCGCAGCGTATCAATCAGCGGTCGCCAAATTACTGCTTGCGTCCTTCGCGCACTGGCAACGACTTCCACCGGACGAATTCGCGGAACGGTTTATCCGAATGCCCGGCGAACACGGCTCGACGCGCCGGTTCGATTTCGGTTTCTTCCCGCCGCAGCGCGAAATGTTCAACGAGATATTCAACCCGCGCAACCGCGAGGTCGTGTTCAAAATGGCGAGCCGCCTAACGAAAACCATGACGGTCCTCGGCGCCATCGGCTACTGCATCGCGGAAGCGCCGCGGAAGATCCTCGTCATGTGGCCGAAGATTGGCGACAGCGAGGAATGGTCAAAGAAACATCTGATGGGCGAACTCGTCGAGCCTACGCCGGCTTTGCAGAATCTTTTGCAGGACGGTCGGGGGAGGCGGCTGGCAAACAACACCATCCTATCCAAGATTTTTCCAGGTGGTTATATCTCAATGTTTGGAGCGAATGTGCCGGGGGATTTTCGCCGAGCCAAAGGTAACTTTCTTTACGCAGATGAGATCGATGCCATAGCCATAGCAGAATCAGACGAAGGAGATCAACTACGCCAATTCGCTGTGCGAGGTAGTGAATACCCAGACACGGTTCAGGTTTACTGCTCATACCCATCATTAAAAGGCCAATCCAATATAGATAGCAAATACGATTTGTCCGACAAACGCGTCTGGCAAGTCAACTGCGCTAAGTGCGGCGACCCGTGGGTGATGCACAGAAAAGACTTGCGTTACGACAAGGAAGCCACAGAATCAGCAGTAATTCAATGTCCTGCCTGCCATGCACTCCACGACGATCACACAAGATCGGCAATGGCCCGCGGCGGTAAATGGGTCGCAACCGCAGATTTTAGGGGTGTCTCCGGATTTCACGCTAATGCGCTTCTGTGGCCGCATCCTGTTGATGGACAGAAATATCCCGGAGGGTTTCTTCAAATGTTGGCCCTCGAAGAGATCGCCGTTGATCAGGCCGACAATCCGGAGCGCGCCCGACGAGTGCTGGTCAACACCCGCGATGCCGAAAGCTATGAGCCCGAACACCTGCAAAAGATCGAACACACGACCCTCTACAAACGGCGCGAGCGATACGATCCGCGGGAAGTTTTGCCAGTGTGGGTTGTGTTTATCACATTCGGCGCTGATCTCCAAAGCAATCGAGCCGAGGTAAAGTTCAAAGGTTGGGGTTTCCGTAACGGGGTTAAGCAATCTTGGGCGCTTGATTACCGGGTGATCCGCGGGTCGCCGCTGCAAGCCGAGTTCTGGGAGAAATGCGCTGCAGTTTTCCAGAACGTCGCTTTCAAGCATCCGTGCGGCAAGTATATCCATCCGTCAATCGGCCTTTTCGACTCGCGTTTCCGCCCTGACGAGGTTTTTCAGTTCACGCGCAAGATGCAACGCCTTCGGATCTACGCTTGTGAAGGTGCGACGACGATTTCAAAGCCGATCGTGCCAAAAAAACCGATGAAGCGCGGCGTCCCGCCGGCGCTTGTGTGGGAAATCGGCACACACGAAGCCAAAGACGTGATTTACCAGCAACTTGAGTTGTCCGATCCCGACGCACAGGGCTATTGCCACTTTCCAGAGACACCCAGCTTCACGGAAAGCTACTTTCTCGGACTGACAATCGAAGAAAGCGTGATGCAGCGCGGGCGCGATGGCAATTTCTACCGCTTTTTCTTCAAGAAATCGAGTGACGACCGGAACGAGCCGCTCGACGCGGAGGTCTATGCCAACGCCGCAGAGCAGATTTACAGACCGAACTATGAGAAATTAGCGCGCGAGTTTCAAAGCGCGGCAGATCAGCCTGTCGACCGCCCCGACAACGATATGCATTTGCCCGTTCCTAAGCCCCGGATGAGCCGTAGCCGTTGGATGGGTGGGTTTAGCAAGGTTTAGCATTAATGCCTGTCCTGCTCCCAATAAGTTTCTCGGCATGGGCCGCACAAATCTGGCAGAATATCACTGGCATCTTTTTGTTCGATTATCTGGCCACAATGAGAGCATTTTAACGCCATGCGCCGCTTGTTTTCTTCGCTTTGCAAGATAGATGGGAATTTGTCCATGTCCATGTCCATGCCACAACCACTAAACGAGACGTTAGGTTTTGTCAAATGACCCAAGATCAGCAAGAAAACTTCCGAACCGAGCGTTACGCCAAGCTCAACGCAACCCGCTGGGAGCATTTCCTGTCGATGGGCATTCCGCTTGAAGGTAAAACCGTATATGAACCGGGCGCTGGTATTGGCGATCAGACCGAATGGCTGCTTTCGCAGGGCGTGGCGCATATCTGGGTGCAAGACGGTCGGGAATGCAACGCCGACGTGATCGCGCAGCGTTTTGCGTTCAATAGCCGCGTGACAGTCCTGCCGGACGCCGACCTCGAATCCGGTTTACTCGACCCGGCGCAGCAAGTCCCGTTCGTGGACCTGATTTTCCTGTATGGCGTCTATTATCACATCGCCGACCGCCCGCCGACCTTCCCGGTCTTGCACGAACTCGCTGGCATGGGCGAAATGATCGCGCTCGATTACTTGGTTGGGCAGGATAACGAGGTCGATTATGGTTACGATAATCCAAGCACGGCTTTGAATGGCAAAGCTACGCGCCCGCGCACAGAAAGCCTATTGCAAGCGTTGAACAACGTTTGGGGCTACGGATACGAGCCGATAAAGCAGCTTGAATGGACTGATCCGCTCGCCGCCGAGACCAGATTGATTGCTGTCGGGTCACATTTCCTTATTTCCAACCCAAATTTGCTCAGATTTGCGCCCGTTTTGACAAAAGCCGCAGTCTGAATGGCTGTCGCGCAGACTACAGGCGCGCCCGAACTCGTCGAGCAGGGTGGCACCTACGTTTTTACCGAAGAACTTTCGGACTTCCCAAAAGCTGATTGGAGCGCGCAGTATTTACTGCAGATCCCAGGTTCGGCACCTTACACGACTAATGCCACCAATGGGACAGGCAATAACAACTTCGTTTTCACGCTGAATAAGGCGGACACGGCCAACTGGACGCCTGGCCGATACACCTTCGCCATCTACGCGACCGAACGGGCCGCGACTGCGCAGCGCGCGACGGCAAGGACCGGCGTAATGAACGTGATCCCTGATTTATCGCAGACTCAGGAAGCCTCGACCGCGCAGCAGATGTTGGACAACATCAACACGGCAATTACCTCGTTGACCACTGGCGGATTTCAGTCGGTTTCAGTCAATAACGTGTCATATACCCGCTACGATGTGACCACGCTAATCGCCATGCGGACGCGGCTGCAAGCCGAGGTTATCCGTGAACAGCAAGCCGCGGAAGTCCTTCGCGGAATCAATCACACCGGCATTATCGGAACTCGCTTCAAATGGCCTTGAACCCATTAGCGATATTCAAGCCGAAGCCGCCTCCGCGCCGCCGCGGACCCGGCAAAAAGACGCTGGCGAAACTGGCCGCACAGCAGACACCGCAAGTCCAGACCGCGGTTGCCGTCAAGCAGTCGGTCACAATGACGCAGATGAAACGCGCTTACAAAGAGGTTGTCGGCGTCGGCGGCATCAACTCGGATTGGGCGCTTTCCGGTATTTCCGAGGATTCGGACGTTTGGCAAAACATTTTCGCGTTGCGCTCGCGCTCTCGCGACCTTTTCCGCACCGACGTTTACTTCAAGAAATACAAAGAAGAACTTTGGGCGAACGTGTTCGGCGCCGAAGGGATTACTTGCCGGATGGAGGTCAAAGAAACCGAGGACCGTGTTTTGTATTCGCCGGATGAGAAGAACTTCCTTGAGGGTCATTACCGCCGCCGCGAACGGGTTGCTAAACACTTAGAACGCAAGTTTGGACAGCGCACATTGGCCGAACGGCAGGCCACGATTCAAGTCGGCGACATGGATCTCTACGCTAACAAGGTAATTGAGGAAGGTTGGCGGACTTGGAAGCGGCGCGAGTATTGCACGGTCGCCGGTTGCTTCGATTACAACCAGGTTTGTCAGATCCGGCTATTATCTGCCGCGCGTGACGGAGATTTCTTTATTCGGCACGTCCGATCGCCGGCGGTCAACAAATACGGCTACAGCCTGCAGCTTATCAATTCCGAGTGGTGCGATTTTCAACTAAATACGAAAGCCGATAACGGTAATCAGATCCGCATGGGCATCGAGCGCGACGACATGGGCAAGCGAATCGCTTATTACTTTATCAAACGACAGCCGCAGGATTGGCAGTTCTCGGTTCCCGGTGCGGCAATGACATCTGCTCCGAAAACTTACC